CCGGAAAGGTTAGCTTTCCAGAAGGGGACATTAATGAAGTCACCACCTTCCCGTGCATTTAGCTCCGCCAGAGGCTGCACCACACCGGAAGCCAGGAAGGCATCACGTTGAGTGGTCTGCTCAATAACGTAAGGCGTAAATACCTCGGGAATGATGATGTCAGAGCGAAGAGTCGCCATGACAAATCCTCAAGATTGGTTTACGGTGTCGGGCGCAGCCCTAAATACCAGCGCAGCCGGTTACGTTTTAGTTTAACGTCCCGCTGCTGCTTTCAACCTGTCATAAAGATCGCGGTCAGTACGGAATAGCCGTGATTGTTCGGTGAGATTGAAGGACTCAGGCATAAACGGGTTTTTGATGCCCGCTGGGATTTCGCCGCTGCTGCGTCCAATAGGTGCTCCACTGCCTTGTGGCTTGGGCTGTTTCTGCATCCAGGCTGGCAAGGTTTGCTTTGCCCACTCGCTGACTGGTGTGCGTTGGTAGCCGTCTACGACCACGACAGTGCCATCAGCTTCACGCTCAATTTGATCAGCGTTCAGCTTGGTCTTGAGCACCAAATCTGGATCGTGTACAACGTCCGCTAATGCGCTGACTGCTGGTGTGAGCAGTTCAAGTTCCCGCACTCGGGATTCAAGCTCGGCAATGCGCTGGTCCTTTTGCGCCGTCGCCTCACGGAACTGTTGCTCCAAAGCTTGCCTGGCTTCGGTGTATTTGCCTTGGGATTCAAGTTCAGCTTGCTCTGCGCGTCGCTTGAACTCCAATAGCTCTTCGACGTTGACACCATCGGGCAGGCTAGGTGCTTTCTTGGCAGAACGAAGCTCAGCGATGAGTTCCTTGTTTTTGCGTTCCAAGGCTTCAACGCTGCGCTGCAACGCTTCCGCATCAACCGTAGGAGCCGCAGGCTCTACAGCTTGGTTTTCTTCAGACATGAATAACCCGCAGGGTTAAGTGCAACTGAAGGTTATCACCTACTCATCATCTTCGTCATCGGTGCAGGTTATGACTTCAATGCCTTCTGCCAGTCTGCCCATTAAAGCGCCAAGGATTTGTGGATCAGCAGGACATGGGAAGACAAATCGTCCTTCGATGATGCCATCGGTGCATTTGAGGTAAGTGCAGTTGCCTTCCCAGATTCTGCCTTTCATCGTTTGAGTGGTGCTTCGCGTAGTTCGGACCGTAGCTTGAGCACTCTGTTGCCAGTTGATTCGGACTTAATTTCAAGGACAGGATCGCCAGGCTGAGCAATGCGTACAACCTGACCACCAGATTGCGTGCTGATGGTGGCACGCTTTTTTGCAACACCTGTCACGGTGCCAAATGTGCGAGCACCTTGGTAGGTCCAAGCAACACGAGATCCAATACCGATTGCCATTATTTAGCCTTCCGCTTGCGAGACTTTCCGGCTTTTGCGTACGCGATTGCTACTGCTTGCTTTCTTGGTTTGCCCGCTTTGATTTCCCTGCGGATGTTTTCCGAGATTACTTCCTTGCTCTTGCCTTTCTTCAATGGCATAACGCCAGTCCTCAACGGATGACAATAGTGTAGATCCGTCAGCAGTAGCCCAGCCTTTATCGGTGTAGATGGCTGGCACCCATGCTTCGCCAGTTAAAGCTTCTACTGGATCAGAACTGATGAAATAAATGCCCTCGTTACGGAAGTGCCTAAGACTGGGGAGTTCCATAGCGGCTGCGTAGTTGGTCCAAGGTTAGTTCGGATCCATCGTCACGCACGAGTTTTGCAACGGCATTTTTAGGACCGTACTTTTCGGCAAGCTTGGTGAAGTATGGAACTTTGCTAGCTCCTAAAGCTTCTGCCTGCACTGATTTGGGCTGCTTGGCTAGCCACTCGCCGTAGCTCATGTTGACTGGCACCTGACCATCTTGGCTAGCGCGTGTTGCTGTTGTAGATGGTGGCAGGATGTCAGGATCGATAATCGGGACGGTGGTCGACCTGCAGTTGAAATGCTGAGGTGGCATTGGACCTTTGCCGTATTCAAACTCGCGCCCGTCTAAGGCAGCACAGATTGCACTGGTCCTGATGTCTAGCGTTGCGACATATCGATACTTTTTAGTGATGTCTTGATTCGCTTCATAAACCTGTTGGCTGGCTGAGTTAGCAACCTGATTGATGCTGGTACGAACCAGCGCCATCACCTGATTAGCTGGGATAGTCGTTAGCTCACCACCTGCTGCCATGACCTGTTTGACTGATCGATCATCACCAAACTGCAAGGTACCGATCAGCCTGCGTGCAATCTGCGGTGTGGTTTCACCTGTCAACAAGCCGTTGCGGACAACTTGACCGAAGCGTTCAGCCTGCGATTCTGCGATGCCGCGAAATGCTTTTTCTACGACTTGACCGTTGGGCAATGTGATCGTGGCACCCTTAGCCGCAGTCAAACTGAAGGTTTGTGGTGCGCCTTGCACAGCAGCTACAAGATCATCGCTCAGCGTGACCACGTTGATTTGCGTTGGATCAGTGGTGACGACAGATTCTGCAAACTGTGGGCTGATTTCTACCGTGCGGACTGCATCACGCATCCCAGCCGGTAAAGCACGAGCCAACTGTTCAGTGACAAATTCTGATTGAAGCTGCGCTAACCCTTGCAGCTCCAGTGCTGTCAGCTCAGTGCTATCACCTGCCCATGTGCCAAGACTGGCTTTTAACTGAGCAAGAATTGCACGTAACCTCGCTGCTTTTACAGGTGCAGCTAACTCATCAGTTGTGCGCAACTGATTAACAGCATCAATAATGATGTCGTTGTAAGCATTTATTAGCCTACGAGCAACGCTGTTGCTATAGCGGTTAAGATCAATCGCATTGCGGTATAGAACTGCTGGCGTTGCCATTATTCAATACCTAATTCTTGCGGTCTACAAGCTGTTTGCATGGTGACATCAGCACCAGAGCGTAATGCTTCTTTGATCAGCATGATGACAGCCTCTGGTGTTTCTGCTGTGCCATTTTCTACGTTCATTTCTTCTACGGTATATAATCTTCCGTTGCGATACCAACTAAGTCTGATGATGGCAAAAACGTGAGGTTTCATCTGCCCTTTAACAGCAACAAGCTGTTGCTTGCGTGGCTTCTTGGCTTCCATAGCTAACCTCCATAGCCAGTTCATCATGCCTCAGGTTGATCAGGTGGCATTTGGTCTGTAGTCTCCTGTGGCATTTGTGGTGCTGCCATCTCAATCATGCCGCCAGTTTGCGTTGCCTCTAGCTCCTCTTCTACATCAAAATCATCGCCCAACACTTCACCATCTGCGAGGTTTTGCAGCAACGTTTCTTGTGTAATGGTGCCAGCGGTATAAAGCTGCAGCAAGGATTGGATTTCCTGTGGTTCTAGACGTGCGCCAAGGAAGTCACGGTTAACGTAGCTGCTACCAGCTTGCGGGATGTTCAGATATTCAGCATGGAAGGTCAAACAGTTATCAATTAGATCTTGCATATTTTGAGCGATGACCATCATGGTGCTATCACCTTGACTGCGGTCGATGCGCTTAGCCTCTGCGGTTTCAGCAGATAACTTCTGACCTAAAACAGCAGATAAGCCTAGCTCGTTAATCTGCTGCGCAATTTGCTCTAATCTACGGAACTGCGAGTCGAAGCTATTGCCAGATGGTTCGATGTATTCTGCCTTGCCTTCTGCTGGGAATGCGATAGCCTCACCAGGACCAGCAGATACTTCCTCTGCACTAGACGGGAAGCCGAAGAATGCCAACATCGGCACTGCGCAGATGTGGAGCTGATTGTCTAGGTCTGATTGGACTTGATACGCTTTAAGGTTTAGCTCTGCAATATCTTCTAATGGAGGACGCGACTCCATATAGTTGACACGATTAGAGTAAGCAATGCTGAAAGGGATTTTGGTTAGCGTCGTGGTGCCGCTATCGAAGATACGGAAGTCGCCGTTCTTTTCGTCACGACGATGCAACTCAAAGTTGCCAGGTGTCAATACACGCACCTGCTCTAATTCTTTCTCGCCGTACTCGCCATCTGGCACGATAACCTTTTCTAGCAAACGCAACTGAGTAAGGCGTTGTTCGCCATCAATTAGTTCACTTCGCCATCCCAAAATCTCCCGTGGAGAATAACTAAGCCAATAAGGTCGTCCATTTTCACCAGCAGCAGGAGCATCCACAAGCACACCAACATGCCCGTAACGCACCATCTTTCGTGCAGTTTCATAGGTCCAGACGTTAAGGTCATCACCCATGAGGTTGACAT